TCATACGCCATATCGAATACATCTCCGATGCTGATGTGGCCTACGACACCGCCTGCGAGAACCAAGTGTCCTACGGCGAAGGCTACATCCGGCTGCTGACCGAGTATTGCGACGAAGACACGTTCGATCAGGACATCAAGATTGGGCGCATCCGCAACAGTTTCAGCGTCTACATGGACCCCATGATCCAAGACCCCACGGGCGCAGACGCCCGTTGGTGCTTTGTCACGGAAGACCTGACCAAAGCTGAATACGAGCGCATGTATCCCGATGCAGCGCCCATCAGCACCTTGATGAGCCTTGGCGTTGGCGATCAGTCCATCGCTCAGTGGATTGGTGAGAACACTGTCCGCATCGCCGAGTATTTCTACATCGAGTACGAGAAACAAACGCTCAACCTGTACCCCGGCAACCAGACTGCGTTTAGCGGTTCGCCCGAGGACAAGACGCTGCGCTTGATGTTCGGCAAGCCAATCCGCACCCGTGAAGCTGACCGCAAAAAGGTCAAGTGGTGCAAGATCAACGGCTACGACATCCTCGAAGAACGCGAGTGGGCTGGCACATACATCCCCGTGGTGCGCGTGGTCGGCAACGAGTTTGAGGTTGACGGCCAAATGTACGTGTCGGGCTTGGTGCGCAACGCCAAGGACGCCCAGCGCATGTACAACTACTGGGTGTCGCAGGAAGCTGAGATGCTGGCGCTGGCCCCCAAAGCCCCGTTTATCGGGTACGGCGGTCAGTTTGAAGGCTACGAGCAGCAGTGGAAGACTGCCAACACGAACAACTGGCCCTATCTGGAGGTCAATCCAGACGTTACAGACGGCCAAGGCGCTGTGTTGCCACTACCCCAGCGGGCACAACCTCCAATGGCCTCCAGCGGCCTGTTGCAGGCCAAGGCGGGCGCTGCTGAAGACATCAAGTCGGCCACCGGCCAGTACAACGCCTCGCTGGGCATGACCAGCAACGAGCGTTCGGGCAAAGCCATCCTTGCGCGTCAGCGTGAGGGCGACATCGGCACCTACCACTACGTTGACAACCTGGCCCGTGCGATCCGTCACATTGGTCGTCAACTCGTGGACCTGATCCCCAAGATTTACGACACCGAGCGCATTGCCCGCATCATCGGTGAGGACGGCGAGCCAGATACCGTCAAGATGAACCCGATGCAGGAAGAACCAGTCAAGCGCATCGTGGACCAAGAAGGTAACTTGATCGAGAAGATCTACAACCCGGCTGTTGGCAAGTACGATGTGCGCGTGATCACTGGTCCCGGCTACGCTACCAAGCGTCAAGAGGCTTTGGAAAGCATGGCCCAGTTGCTGCAAGGCAACCCACAGTTGTGGCAAGTCGCTGGCGACCTGTTTGTCAAGAACATGGACTGGCCTGGTGCTCAAGACCTCGCCAAGCGGTTCAAAAAGACCATCGACCCCAAAGTGCTGGCCGATGATGACGATCCAGCCTTGGCAGCAGCCAATCAGCAGATGGAGGCAATGGCTGCTGAGATGGAAAACATGTTCCAGATGTTGCAAAACGTCAACCAGAGCATGGAAGCCCGTGAGATGCAGATCAAGCAGTTTGAGGCTGACATCAAGGCATATCAGGCCGAAACACAGCGCATTTCCGCTGTTCAAGCTGGCATGAGTGAGCAACAGATCCAAGATATTGCTATGGGCGTTGTGGCTGCTGCGATGGAATCCAACGACAATATGGTTATGATGAACCAGCAGCGCGAGATGCCCGAGATGCAGCCTGAAATGCAGCCCGAGATGATGCCGTTCCAAGGAGACATGAATGAAATGCGCTGATTTTGTAGGCGAGTTGTTCTTGGCTCGTGACGTGGCCCATTCGGTTCACCTGAACACCCGGTCCTACTCCAAACACAAGGCGCTGCGGCACTTTTACGAAAATGTGATTGAGTTGGCCGACAAGTTTGCCGAGGCTTACCAAGGTCGTCGTGGTCTAATTGGACCCATCAGCCTGATGAGCGCCAAGAAGAACGGCAACATCATCGAGTTTTTGGAGCAGTCCCTCAAAGACATCGAGGGTATGCGCTATGAGGTGTGCGACAAGAACGACACCCCGATTCAAAACATCATTGATGAAATTGTTGGGCTTTACCTGTCCACCCTGTACAAGTTAAAATTCCTCGCATAAGGAGCCGAAATGTCGGTAAATCTTTCACCCGTTGGCGGCGCAGGCGCTCAGTTTTTTGACAACAATGGCGACCCGTTGTCGGGCGGAAAACTGTTTACCTACGCAGCGGGTACAACCACTCCAGCGGTTACGTATACATCGTCTTCAGGTGTCACTCCTCAACCAAACCCAATTCTTCTTGATGCGGCAGGTCGAGTGCCGGGCAGCAGTGAAATCTGGTTAACTGCGGGTGTAGCTTACAAATTTGTGCTCAGGACCAGCACAGATGTGTTGTTGGCAACATGGGACAACATTTCGGGCATCAATTCGCTTGGCAACGCCAGCACTGTTGGCTTCACTGGCTTTAAAGGTCAAGTCGGAACAGTTCAAGATCTTGGTGGAAACACAGGCGCTGACTGGATTGGTTTTACGCAGGCTGGTACTGGTGCTGACCCACTTTCAGCGCAAGACAAGATGCGTCAAATTGTCCATGTGGCAGATTTTGGCGCTGCTGGAGATGGTACAACCGATGACACCGCAGCTATTCAGGCAGCTATTGACTACGTTCAAGTAGCCAGCAGCGGCCAGATTGAACTGCACTTTGACGCCAAGCGATACCGCATTGTTGGCACACTTAGCATTACCGGCATGGTTCGTTTGGTTGGTCAAGGCGCATTTGATTTGGACAATGCGCGGCCCATCACATTGCCGGGTAAGGGTACATGGTTGATTCACGCTTCAACCACAGGCCCATTGATTCAAGTCACGGGTGATTTAAACAAAGGCGCTGGTTTGTTTGACATTGCGATCTTCCAAGAAGGTCACGCAACACCGGGCCCGGGCTGGGTGCCTGCGGTGCGCGATTGGGTCATTCGCGTTGAAGACACCCAAGGCACTTTGTTTTTGAATCGTGTCCACTTCCACAACGTCTATCGTGGTGTTTTGACAGATTTCGCAGTTCGCCTTCAATACGAAAACCTCACAGGTCAGTTCTTCTACCGTGGTTTTTCCTTTGACCGTGTGTACGACATCGGTAAGTTTGATGGCCTTCATGCTTGGACCTATTGGAGCGAAGCTGACTCGGTGCTTCAGTGGCAACAAGCCAACTGCGTTGAAATTACGCTGTACCGTGTCGATGGCTTGTGGATGGACCGCATCTTTACGTTTGGTGTTGCCGTTAGTCTGTTTGTCACTGTCAGCACCTACGGTGGCTCGGCCAAAGTGATCATGATCGACAGTTTTTACTCCGATTTTTGCGGTCGGGCTATTGTTGTGGACTCCAGCAGCAACGCTCACTTGCAGATCTCCAACTTGTTCCACTTGGGGCAAGCGTGGCCCCCTACTTCCCCGGCTACTGCTTTGCCGGGATCTGCCGTCATCGACATCTCGTCCGGCAGCAACCACTTGGTGCAAGTCAGCAACGTCTATTCCGTCTTGTCGGAAACCCACGCTGTGCGCGTTGACGGCACCTTCAACACTCTATGGATTGGCAGCGGCATTTTTGAATCGTACAGCCGAGGCAGCGCAGGTAACGGCGCTATCAATGTCACCACCACCAACATCGTTCGGTTTAGCTCGGTTCCTTTGCTCAACCCATACGCTGGCGGTGCGGCCACCATCGTTAACGGCACACCTGGCGGCGTTATTTTTGAGCCAACTCGGCAAGTTGTTACGCAAGCAAACGTCAATTACCCAGTTACCGCAGGCAACGTAACTGGGCAACTAGTTTCTTACACCGCTGAAGGTGATGCAACAGCAGGTGTGGCTGTCGTTGCCAAATCAACAGGCACCGTCAACATTGGCACAGGCACAAACCTTTTGGGGTTCTACAACGCCGCCGCTACAGCCCGTCAAACTGGCGTTCCGGTAACAATTGCCGCTGTGCATCAGGCGTTGGTCAATCTTGGCCTGATCGCACCTTAAGGACAACAAATGGCTTCTACAAATTTCATTCCAAACATCACAGTCATTGAAGCCGATTGGCTCAATGACGTAAACAACGCCGTTTACAACACGCTAGATGGGTTTGTAAACGTCAAAGAATTTGGCGCTGTTGGTGATGGGGTAACGGATGACACGGCAGCAATACAAGCAGCTATTGACGCATCGGTCAGCGTATACATGCCCTCTGGCACTTATTTGACCAGCAGTCCTTTAATCTTTAACAGAGGAAACCAAACTCTAAATGGTGATGGTGGGCACACAAGCAAAACTGTAATTCTGGGATCGCACACCAGCGGTCCCGTTTTGCAAATCAAACAACGTAGCCCAAAAATTATCGGCGTTGCTTTTAGGTCAACGCCAACCAGATACGCAGCCACTACGACCACGGGTCACGGGATTCTTATGGGCGGGGATGACACGCCTGCTGGTGCTGCGGTAGTTCTTTCGCGCCAGTGGCTTGAAGATGTCTACATTTTTCAACAGCCCACAGACGGTTTGAACTCTCGGTACGGTACTGAACTTTCCGAATACCATCAAGTAACAGTACAAGACGCCAAACGGCACGGGTTTGTTTTTGACGATGGAACAACCAGTGGAGCAACAAATAAAGGCGGCGCGCCATTTCACTGGTCTTTGTTTAATGTCCGCGCCCTTGAGTGCGGCGGCAATGCCCTTGTTGCAGGTGCGCCGGGTCAAACCACATCACCTCAACACTTGTATGCGTTGAACTTTCAAGCACTTGGTTGTGCTTGGGACAGCGCAGTGCGAATTACTAACCATCAGATATATATTGTTGTCAATGGCGCAATTTTTGACATCCTTGATGTTGAAGATCAACAGTATGCAAATTCTGTAACGTCTGGTGGTTCACCAAGAATAGCTAGTGCAACGCCGACAGGCGGCATTTTTGCTGCTGGAAATAGATATACCTTTGACCACCCGTTCTTTTCGTCGTTGACAACGTGTATTTTGTTTTCGGGAAACACCGTATCTCATCGCGTGTACACACCGAGAATTTTTGGCACGTCCGGCGCTCCACAGGCAGTTTCTTTTACGGTCCCTTCGACCGTTCTTGATTTCCAAGGAAACTTTGCCACTGCGTCAACACCCGGATCAGCAAGACTTGTATCTTGTCAGTCCCAAACATCGCGCTATTTTATTGATGGTGTTGAGTTTCTTGGAACAGGGGGAACTACTGCTGATTTTGCGTTAATCCCTAATAACGTGCCCAGCGTGTTGGTGGTAAACGCTGGAACCGTGCCTGAGATTATCTCAAATTTAGTTCAAATTGAGGCACAGTCGGATACCGCACCGCTTGATGACGCAGATCGTATCAACTTTCTTAATAACTTTCCTCCCGGTCAAATTGTTCGTATTTACGCCAAAGCAGGTGAAACCATCACATACATAAGCGGTACTGCAAGCGGTGTTAACAACAGAGGATTAGACCTCAATGCGGCAACACGGGTCGTTACTGACACAAATGAATTGTGGTTAACTTACAGCTCCAGAGATGGCCGCTGGAAAGAAGTTGCGTACTTCTAAGGAACAATTATGGCAAACAGATTTTGGGTGGGTGGCTCTGGAACCTGGGACGCAAGTTCCACTACCAACTGGGCGGCTACATCGGGCGGCGCTGGCGGTGTTTCTGCGCCCACAACCGCAGATGTAGTGTTTTTTGACGCTAACTCTGGCACGGCGGCTACAGTTACCGTTGCTTCAACAGCGGCCACTGGCGCTACAACTGTTGACAAGTCTGACATAACATTAAGCCTAAGTGGCAACGCAACACTCGCTGTTCAGTCAAACAACTTTACGCTTACATCAGGCACATTAACACTTAACAACAATACTCTTACTGTTGGTCGATTTGCGTCAAGTAACACAAACGTCCGAACCATAAATTTTGGCACTGGTGATATCACAGTAACCGGTAATAGTTTTGCTGGCGTATTAGGTATGAATACAATAACTGGGTTTGTGTATTCTGGAACGCCAACATTCAATTGCACTTATTCTGGCTCGGTAGGAACTCGAATAATACGTGCTGGCAATACTGCTGGCGGCTCGTCAGCTACAGCCGTAACAGTAAACATCACAGCAGGAACCGATATTGTTGATGTTGGCGGGCACTTCCTTAATCTGAATTACACCGGGTACAAAGGCGCGGCTACGGCTGCTGTTGGTAGGTTTATTTACGGTAATTTGACTTTTGATTCTGGAATGACCATTAGCTCAACCGGTAATTTTCGACTGGCTGGGACATCCGGTGTCCAACAAATCACGACAAACGGAATCACAGTTGATACGCCTTTTTCTTTTGATGGTGTCGGAGGCACGTTTGCTTTTCAAGACGCGCTCACTCAAGGCTCAACAAGAGCGTTCACTATCACCAATGGTACTGTCCAACTCAAAGCGGGTGTGACCAGCACAGTTGGTAGCTTTGTGGCTAATAACGCCAACGTCAAGTTTTTACAGTCTACAACGCCCGGATCGCAAGCTACACTATCACAAGCATCAGGTACAGTTAACGTAGTTGACTTAACTATTCGTGACATCAACGCTGTTGGCGGGGCTTCTTGGAACGCTTACACTGACTTTGAAAACACAGATGCCGGTAATAATGACGGATGGAACTTTAGCTTGTCACCCCCGTATTCAACGGCTGAGTTTCCTATTGCATTAAGATCGTTCACACAACCCCGGAGATTCTAAAATGGCAAACAACCAACTCAAAATTGTTACCTCGTGCCTCGGCTATCAGCAAATCACCAACTTAAGTGCATCCGCTGGCTTAACTTTGCCCACGACCGATGCCAACGGGCTTAATTGCACCCCCGCCTTTGCGCTGATTGTTGCGGAAGGCGCCCCTGTGCGCTGGCGCGATGACGGTGTAGCACCCTCCACTTCTGTTGGTATGCCTATTGCTGTCGGTGTTCCGTTGCAGTATGACGGTGACTTGACAAAAATCCGCTTTATCCAACAATCGGCAAGCGGAATTTTGAATATCAGTTACTATCGGTAATGTTTAACCAACCGTACCGGCGAGGTTCACCGGGGTTCCAATGGAACATGAAATGACTGATGAAGTCCAAACCTTAGCGGAAGTAGACTCCGCGCAAGCACCCGAGGTGACGGCCACCACGGACAATGCACAAAATGCGCCGGTAGTAGCTGAGAATCAAGACGGTAGCACCCAGGAAGAAAAGAAGTATTCCCAGGCTGAAATCGACGCGATGATTGGCAAGCGCCTCGCAAGAGAACAGCGCAAATGGGAACGTGAGCAGCAGGCAAAGCAGGCACCCGTGCCAGCCGCGCCAACGGAGATTCCGACCGCAGATCAATTTGACAGCCCACAGGCATACGGTGATTTCATCCGTGCCGAAGCTGAAAAGCTGGTCCAACATCGGGAGATCCAGAAACAACGCGCTGAGATTGAAGAAACTTTCGCAGAACGTGAGGAGGAGGCCCGGTCTAAATACGATGACTTTGACCAAGTTGCGTATAACCCGAATCTTCGAGTCACCGATGTGATGGCCGAAACCATCAAAGCGTCTGACCTTGGACCTGATCTGGCCTATTGGCTGGGCAGTAACCCCAAGGAAGCTGACCGCATAGCCCGCTTGTCGCCCCTGTTGCAAGCGCGTGAAATTGGAAAAGTTGAGGCTAAACTAACTGCCGAGCCTTTCCAAAAGAAAACCTCGACTGCGCCTGACCCGATTCGTCCGGTAACCGCACGAGCAACAACCACTGGTGTCACTGACACCACCGATCCTCGTTCTGTCAAAAGCATGAGTACATCGGACTGGATTGCTGCCGACCGCCAAAGACAAATCGACAAAGCAAAGTCACTCCGCAACCGCTAATTTTAGGAAATCATCATGAGTAACTCGCTTCTCACCATTGACATGATCACCCGCAAATCGCTGGAGATCTTGGAAAACAACCTCGTCATCACCCGCAACGTGAACCGCCAGTACGACGACAGCTTCGCTGTTGAAGGCGCAAAAATCGGTTCTACACTGCGTATCCGTTTGCCCGACCGCGCTCTGGTTACTGACGGTGCCGCCCTGCAAGTTCAGGACGACAACGAACAGTTCACCACTCTGACTGTTTCCAGCCAGAAGCACATCGGTATCAACTTCACATCCGCTGAATTGACCATGCAGTTGGACGACTTCGCAGAGCGTGTCTTGAAGCCACGTATCAGCCAGTTGGCCTCTACCGTGGACGCTGACGTTGCCAACGCCTACCGTCTGGTGGGTAACTCTGTCGGTACTCCCGGCATCGCCCCTGCCACTGCCTTGGTGCTGTTGCAAGCCCAGCAGAAGCTGAACGAGAACGCCGCCACCATGTCGCCTCGTTACGCTACCGTGAACCCTGCCGCTAACGCTGCTCTGGTCAACGGTCTGTCTGGTTTCTTTAACCCCACAGATGTCATCTCTCGCCAGTTCAAGAACGGCATGATGGGTGAGCAAGTGTTGGGCTACGAAGAAGTCAACATGTCTCAGTCGATCAAGGTCCACACCTGCGGCACCCGTGCTGCTACTGGCACCGTGACTGCTGCTGCCGTGACTGCTGAAGGCGCAACCACTCTGACTCTGACTGTCGGCTCTGGCGAAACCATCAACCCCGGTGACGTGTTCACAATCGCTGACTGCTTTGCAGCCAACCCACAGACTCGTGAGTCCACAGGTTCGTTGTTCCAGTTCGTGGCGATCTCCTCCTCCACCAGCACTACCACAGCCACTGTGACTGTCGCCCCGATCTACTCGGCTGCTAACGCCCTGTGTACCGTGGTGTCCTTGCCTGCTACGGCCAAGGCTGTCATCTTCGTTGGTGCCGCTAGTGGTTCGTTCCCCCAGAACTTGGTGTACCACCGTGACGCCATTGCGTTCGCCACTGCCGACCTGTTGCTGCCACAAGGCGTTGACATGGCAAGCCGTGCCGTTCACAACGGTATCAGCCTGCGTGTTGTTCGTCAGTACGACATCAACAACGATCGTATGCCTTGCCGTGTTGACGTGTTGTATGGTTACAACACCATCCGTCCACAAATGGCTTGCCGCATCTTCGGCTAAATCGAACCGGGGGCTTCGGCCCCCGTTCTCAAATCAATCTGAAAGGAAATTATCATGTCTCTCCCTAATGGCGCAGGCGGTTACCAACTCGGTGACGGCAACCTTGGCGAAGCTAACCTGACGGTTCAAGGTGCCCCCACAGCACTGACAGCCGCAGCAACTTTGACCGCTGCTCAACTGTCAAATGGTCTGTTCACATATGACGGCGCTGCTGTCAACCTGACTTTGCCCACCGTGGCACTGTTGGAAGCCGACATTACCAGCGCACAAAAAGTGAACGCGGCGTTTGAGTTCGGCATCATCAACATTGGTGCAACCAATGCTGCCACTGTTGTGGTCGGCACTGGCTGGACCATCGTTGGCGCAGCCGCTGTTGCCGCTGCTACATCGGCCCGATTCCTCGCCCGTAAAACCGGCGCAGGTACTTGGACGCTGTATCGCGTTGCTTAATTTTTAGGCAACTGGTAAAACGGGGCTTCGGCCCCGTTTTCACATGGAGATTTAAATGAACATTGTCCTTGTACACCCTGAGTTTGGTGCCAAAGTTGCCACCAACGAAGCTGAAATTGAGATGGATGAAAAAAACGGCTGGACACGGTACAATCCTGCCACACCTGTCGAGGTGGCACCCGAGCCGGTAGTCGAAGCGCCAAAGCGCAAGTACACTCGCAAAGTGACCGATCAATCCATCGAACAGCCCAACAGCGACACGCTGGCAAGCGACGAATCCGAAGGGAAGTAACATGGCTTCTGCGATCTACGCAATAGTAAACAACGTCACACGAGACATGTACGTTGGTTCAGCCGTTGCTGTAAGTCGCAGATGGCGTGCCCATCGAAATGCGCTGGTCAAAAAGTGCCACCACAGCACCCGTTTGCAGCGTGCGTATGCAAAATACGGTTCAGACGCATTTGATTGGGAAATTGTGCAGTTTGTTGAAAACAAAGACTCACTAATTGACCGCGAACAATTTTGGATTGATTTTTTCCGGCCTGCGTACAATGGTCGCCCAATAGCAAATTCACCACTGGGTACAAAACACTCCCCAGAGACTCGGGCTAAGATGAGCGAGTCTGCCAAAAAACGCGGATTTTCTGAAGAACATAAGCGAAACATTTCGTTGGCAAAAAAGGGCGTTTCTACGGTCACCGATGCTCAACGCAAATTGCTAAGTGATCGAGCCAAAGCGCGTGTGTTTTCGGTTGAAGAACGCGCTAAGATTTCAGCGTCCTTGATTGGAAATAAACGCGCTGCCTTTAAACAATCAAAAGGAGATTCCCAATGAGTTACACAGCGGGGGATCAAATCAATCGAGCACTTAGGCTGCTTGGTGTTCTTGCCGAAGGTGAAACCCCGTCAGCGGCTACCAGTCAAGACGGCTTGACTGCAATGAACCAGATGATCGACTCGTGGAACACCGAGCGCCTATCTGTGTTCTGCACCCAAGACCAAGTGTTCAACTGGCCCGTGGGCCAGATCAAGCAGACCCTTGGCCCCTCTGGTGATTTTGTGGGCAACCGCCCAATCCAACTTGATGATGGCACCTACTTCCGCGCCCCCAGCGGCGTGTCGTATGGCATCAAAATCATCAACCAAGATCAGTACAACGGCATCGCTGTTAAGACCTCGACATCGACCTTCCCGCAGGTCATCTTCATCAACAACACGTTCCCCAACGTGGAGATGTACATCTACCCTCGGCCAACGCAGTTGCTGGAGTGGCACTTCATCTCGGTGCAAGAGTTGACGCAGCCTGCCACACTGGCGACCGAGTTGTTCTTTCCACCAGGTTATATGCGGGCGTTTGCCTACAACTTGGCAATGGAGATGGCCCCTGAGTTTGGCGTGGAGCCAAGCCCACAGGTGCAGCGCATCGCCATGACAAGCAAGCGTAACCTCAAGCGCATCAACAACCCATATGATGTGATGAGTCTGCCCTACGCTGTGGTGGCAAATCGTCAGCGGTTCAACATCTACGCCGGTAACTTCTGATCATGGAATTCACATTTCGTTCCCGTAAATTCGAATTGTGCATTCGTTTGGGTCGCGTGTACAACGTGATGCTGGAAAAATATCTTGGTTCTGCAATCAACGTGCGTGTCGGTAAGACTGTTTGGACTACCGGCAAAGGCTTACGAAGGATAGGTACAGCATGAAGACGCCCATCCTCGGTTCATCCTACGTCACCCGCAGCGTCAACGCTGCGGATGCCCGCATGGTCAACCTGTTCCCCGAAGTCATCCCCGAGGGTGGACTAGAGCCTGCGTTTTTAAACCGCGCACCAGGTTTGCGCCGACTGGCAACAATCGGCACTGGTCCAATTCGTGGTCTGTGGGATTTTGCGCCGGACAGCAACACCGCTTTTGTCGTGTCGGGCACTCAGTTGTTCAAGATCAACCGCAGCTACACGGCTACACTGCTGGGTACTGTGGTAGGCACTGGCCCTGTCAGCATTGCCGATAACGGCACTCAGTTGTTTATCGCAGCCAACGGGCCAAGCTACATCTACAACAACACAACAAACGTGTTCCAGCAGATCACTGACCCAGACTTTCCTGGTGCGGTAAGCGTGGGTTATCTGGATGGCTACTTCGTGTTCAACGAGCCAAACAGTCAAAAAATTTGGGTTACCAGTCTGCTGGACGGTCTGTCCGTGGACCCGCTGGATTTTGCAAGCGCCGAAGGTGCTCCCGATGAAGTCACTGGTTTGATTGTTGACCACCGTGAGGTCTGGGTGCTGGGCACCAACTCGGTCGAGGTTTGGTACAACGCAGGCACCCCAGACTTTCCATTACAGCGCATCCAAGGCGCTTTTAACGAGATTGGCTGCATATCCCCTTACTCGCTTGCCAAACTCGATAACGGCGTGTTCTGGCTGGGTTCTGACGCCCGTGGCAAGGGCATCGTCTACCGGGCCAACGGCTACACGGGCACCCGCATCTCAACGCACGCTGTTGAGTGGCACATCCAACAATACAGCGACATCACCGACGCTTTTGGGTACACGTACCAACAAGACGGCCATAGTTTTTATGTGCTGATCTTTCCATCGGCCAACACCACATGGGTGTATGACGTGGCGACGCAGGCGTGGCACGAGAGAGCCGGGTTTAACAACGGTGACTTTACACGGCACCGCAGCAACTGCCAGATGGCGTTTAACAACGAGATCATTGTTGGCGACTTTCAAAACGGCAACATCTACGCATTCGACCTTGAAGACTATTCGGACAACGGGCAGATTCAAAAGTGGCTGCGCACATGGCGAGCGCTGCCTACGGGTCAAAACAACTTTAAACGAACTGCGCAACACAGCCTTCAGCTTAACTGCGAGGCTGGCGTTGGGTTGAATGGAATTGCTTATCCTGTTCGCAATAACTCGGCAATTGCTAACATCGCAATTGCCAGTATTGCAGTTGCCGGAACCAATTCTCTCCAACCATCGGATGCAGCAATTACCCCCCAAGTCATGTTGCGATGGAGTGATGACGGTGGGCACACATGGTCTAACGAACACTGGGCACCCATTGGCCGAATCGGCACTTATGGGCAACGCACGTTCTGGAGGCGTTTGGGCATGACGCTCAAGCTGCGTGACCGGGTTTACGAGTTGTCGGGTACTGACCCCGTGAAGATTGCCATCACTGGCGCTGAACTTATCCTTAGCCCGACCACAGCGTAATGGCAACTTCTCAACTTACCAACATCACGCCTCCTCGGGTTCCTTTGCTGGACCCGAAGACCGGACTCATCTCGCGTGAGTGGTATAGGTTTTTCCTGAACCTGTTTGTGTTGACCGGCAGCGGCCAGAACACGGCATCGCTGACCGACTTGCAGTTGGGTCCACCGATGCCCACTCAGGAAGACTTTGGCGAGGTTGTCATCGACATTGAGTCGGCTCAAAAGCAGCCGACTCAGGAGAGTGCGCTTGACCAGATTGCCGAGTTGCAAAAGCAAATTGACGGGTTGCAAACGCTACCCCGTGACGAACTGGGTACGATGGCCGCGCTCCAGCAGGACAACGTGCCGTGGCTGCAATTTGACACCACGCCTGACGGGTTTCCGACTGGCCCGCTTGCCAACGGCACGGTGTACTGGGACGATGCCGATGCGATCAAGACGCTCAACATCGTCATGGAGGACAGCGGCGAGGTCATCCAACACGTTGGTGAAGAAACTTATTACCGGGTCAAGGCCAGCGCCACTATCACCAAGGGTCAAGTCGTCATGTTTACGGGCACCGTGGGTGCCTCTGGTGGGCTGCGTGGCGCACCGGCCACTGGGTTGACCTCAACGCAGAGCGAATACATTATGGGTGTTGCCACCCAGAACATCGCCAACAATGGATGGGGTTACGTCACATGGTTTGGTGAGGTTAAAAAAGTCAACACCACTGGCGGCGCAGAGGCTTGGGTTGACGGGCAGATTTTGTATTACAACCCCGCTGTTGCAGGTGGTCTGACCAAAAACGTCCCTACGGCCCCCAACCCCAAAGTCATCGTGGCATCGGTGGTCCATGCGGCCAGCAACGGCATCTTGTTTGTGCGACCCACATTCGGCTCGGCTTTGGGTGCAACCGACTCCAACGTCGAGATTACCGGGCTTGCCAATGGTGATTTGCTCCAGTACGACTCGGTGCAGGCCCGCTGGGAAAACGTGCCTGCATCGTCTGCGCTTTCAGGTGCAGGGGGTGTTTCTGGTTCTGTCACATTGGCAAAGATCACGGTTTTGGGCGCAGACGGGTCGTTGACGTTCACCGATGGTTTAATTACGGCGTTTACCGCGCCAACATAAGGAGAAACCCTAATGACAGTCACCGTCAAAAACCTTGTGCCATCAAAAGATGTCGCAAACAGCCAAACAACCCAGTACACCGCAACTGGCGTAACCACGATCATTGACAAGTTCACCGCGACCAATTACAGCGCCAGTGCTGCCACGATCTCGGTCAACTTGGTTACGCTTGCTGGCTCTCCTGGCAACAGCAACCTGATCACCAAGACCAAGACGCTTCAGCCGTCTGAGGTCTACACGTTCCCCGAGTTGGTCGGACAGGTTTTGAATCCTGGCAGCTTCATCAGTACAATCGCTGGAACCGCCAGCGCCATCAACATGCGCGTCAGCGGGCGTGAGGTGACCTGATGCGAGTAACTTACGGTAAAGGTTTTGAAGTCGCAGTAAACGCACCATCAAAGGTGTGGTTCCGCGAAACGGTTCTGGCTGCGCAAGCAGAAATGCAGTCCATGATTGACAGCGGCGCTGTTGAGTCTTTGGCGCAAGAATGCACTCTCAAACATTATTTTGCACCCAAAAGCGAAAAGTACGGGTGCAGCACCTACGCCCGTGAGATATTTTTACCCAAAGGTTCATTTGTCGTTGGCAAAATTCACCGTCATCAACACTTGAACATCATTTCCAAGGGAAAAGTTAAAGTCTTTACTGAGTTTGGTGAAAAATACTTTGTAGCGCCTTGCACGTTTATTTCTGAAGTAGGCTTAAAGCGGGCAGTTTACGCAGAAGAAGATACGATATGGACCACGGTTCACCTCACAGAGTTTGAGAACGAGTCGGACTTAAGTAAAATTGAGGAAGAGGTAATTTCGCCGTCTTATGATGAGATGGGGTTGATTTCTTCCACGGCAGAATTGTCTAAGTTACAGGCACAAGGGGTATCACCATGACATACGTAGCAACCGCAATTGGAGGCAGTGCTTTATTGGGCGCTTACTCAGCCAACAAGGCAGCTAAAGCTCAAGCCGGTGCTGCCGACCGTGCTGCCGATTTGCAGCGTGAGCAGTTTGAGCGCAACGTTGAGTTGAACGCTCCGTTTCGTGAAGCTGGTATCACTGCGCTAAACAAACTGGTTCCGTTGGCGTCCGAGTACACACCCTTTGGGATGCAGCAGTTCCAAGCTGACCCTGGCTATGCGTTTCGCATGTCCGAAGGCATGAAAGGTTTGGAACGATCCGCTGCTGCCCGGGGTGGTTTGCTTTCGGGTGGTACGCTTAAAGGAATTCAACGATTTGGTCAAGACCTTGGTTCACAGGAGTACCAAAACGCATTCAACCGTTACCAGACCGAGCGTAACGCCCGTTTAAACCCATTACAGTCTTTGGCTGGTGTTGGTCAAACTACTTCTGCGCAATTAGGTGCAGCGGGGCAAACAATGGCTGGCAATGTAGGCCAAGCAATGGGTGCAGCAGCCCAAGCCCGAGCATCTGGCTACATGGGCGGTGCCAGCGCGTTGACTCAAGGCTTGGGTTCGTACATGAATTACAACCAGCAGCAAAATCAGAACGCATTGTTGGGCCAGCTTATTGGCAACCGTGGCTTACCATCGTCTGGGATTGGGGCCAATACTTACAGCGGTCAAGGTCCAACTGGATATGCACCATAAGGATTAAACATGGCACTCGTTAACCCCAACATCGCAATGTCATTTCGTATGCCCGAGTTCCAGCCTCGGAATGCGTTGGCAGAGTACGCTCAGATTCAGCAAATCCAGGGCGGTCAGCAAGCACAAGAACTGGCTCGGTTTCAGCTTGGTGCTGCGCAACGTGCCGAGGGTGTGCAAAACGCATTGACAGAAGCATATGCGTCTTCTATTGACCCCACTGGGAACATTGACTACAACAAGTTGATTGGTTCACTTTCAAAAGGTGGCGGCGCATCACAAATACCTGCCATCATCAAAACCAGAGCCGAAACAACTGCTGCTCAATTGGCGCAAAAAAAGACACAAGGTGAGATTGATAAAAATCAATTTGACTTGCAAGACAAAAAGTTGAAGTTTGCATGGAACGCTGTGGGGTCTGCCACAACTCCAGAAGCAGCAATTGCTGAATTAACCAAAGGCGTCAAAGAAGGCATCTTTGACATGCGTTCGGCTACGGAAGAAATTCAACGAGTTCAAAATTTAAACCCAGATCAATATCGACAATATCGAGTTGAAAAAATTATGGGCATCTTGGACGCCAAAGACAAGCTGCCAATGATGCTGCCCAAGACTGTACGCCAAGAAGCAGGCGGTCAGATTTTGAGTATTCAAGACAACCCAATGATGCCGGGTTACGGTCAGCCTATTGCTGGTGCGGCCATTACTAAGACACCGACTATTGGTGAACTCACCGCGCAAAAGCAGTTGGGTGTGTCGCAAGGTCAACTTAATTTCGCGCAGCAAAAATTTGCGTTTGAGAAGGCCAATCCTGGCTTTGAATTGA